TGGAGATGTCCGCACCGCAGTCGGCGCACGCCCGGCCCGTTTCCGGCTCCGTAAGCGCACCGGCCTCGCTCAGGACGGCTACCACAGGACCACCCCTCCCGTAATGACGATGGCCGCGAACGCGACGCACGCAGCCGCCACGACCCGGCCCGCGAAACGGTCACCGGGCTTGTCGTCGGCGAAGGAGACTGTTGCCAGGATCCAGGCGATGAGCAGGAGGAAAGCGGCGGCCGCGAACTGGAGCACGGCGAGGGCTATCACGGCGCTTCTCCCCGCTGCTGCTTGTCCCGCATCCACCGGAGGGCTGCACGGGCGGCTGTCCGGTCACCGTCTCCGGGCCTTCCGCTGTGCGGGTGGTGGGCGGTACGGATGGCAGCGGCCAGCTCCTCTACCTCGCCCGGGTCCGGCTCGTCCCGGTTTGCCTGGGCCACGTCCGCGTAGGCGGCGATGACGGCGGCGAGTACCCGCGCCGGGCCGGGCGCGACGATGGCGCGGTTCGGGGCACCGTGATAGCGGATGCCGACGCTGCGGAGGTTCGGCTCGAGCGTGACCGTGAAGATGTTCACGCTCGAGCAGTCCGCAGTCAGGTCGACCTCCGGGCGCTCCAGGATCACCGGCGCGGGCAGTCCCGCACCCTCGTACAGGGCACCGGTGAGCGCGGGGAAGTCCGACGCCTCAAGGTGCACTCCGCACGGCTTGCTGACCGTCAGCCGCGCGCAGCCGGGGAAACTGGCCTCGCCCCCGGCAGCCAGTTCGGTGCCGTACCGGTCGGTGAATGAGCGGCTCACGGCAGCCTCCCGGCGAGCGTCACGTAGGCAGCACCCCAGAGGAGGGCGTAGGCCGCAGTCAGCCACAGGGGGCTCTGGAGGGAGCGGGCCTTGCGGGCGGGGTAAACCGCGGCGAGGAGAAGGGCGGCGGCGGTCATGGCGTCGGCTCCCCGAGGTAAACGCGGGCGATGTGGAGTGCCGACTCAATGCCGGGCGGGTCATCACACCAGGAGAAGTCGGCCACGCCATCGGTGATCACGGCATCGGCGGCATCGCTGGCACGCGAGTCCAGCCAGTCAGCGACAGCCAGGGCTACGGGCGGCGACCAGGAGGCGATGTGCTCGGCCTCGTATGGCCGGTGCGCCGGGTCGATGAAAGTCTCGGCGATGAGCGCCACGTTGCCGTCGCTGCTGACGCGCTGCGGGTAGCGCTTCTGGCCGAGCGCCTCCCAGTGCCAGCGGCGGGGTTCGCATCCGCCGGCCCGTTCCCGCATCAGCGCGGCGGCACGGCGGATCGTCACGGCCGTCGTGTCGGCCTTGCTGCCGTCGCTCACGCCGGCCTCCGCGCGGTGAGGTCCGGCACCCTGGCCGGCTCTTTCTGCTCCTGCTGCTGCTCCCGCGCCGGGTTGACCACCCGCACCCGGTCGGCCATCCTGTCGAGCCCCGATCGGGCCAGCCTGTAGTTCAGGACCGCGAACAGGATCCCCATGGACGTGGGGGGCGTGACGGCGATGGCGACGATGAGGGCCACCTGGGAGGGGTTCACGACGCCTCCGCAGCGGAGCGGCGGGCGAGGATCAGGTCACGCCACGCCTCGGTCAGGGCGGCGTACTCGGCGGCTATGGTCGGCGCGCGGTTGCTGCCGTATTCCCTCGTCGTCGGCGCCTCGAAGCCCATCGGGATCTCGTCGCTGTAGCCGACGTCAAGCTGGCGCGTTGCCCACTCATATGTGAGGCCCCGGTCGCTCGCCTGGGTCAGCCCCGCCAGCTGGCCGATGATGCAGCCGCAGCGCGACCCGATGTCCAGCCGGTCCAGGTCGATCTCCCGCCACCAGTCGGGCCGCTTCCCGTCCAGCAGTGCCGCCCCGCGCTCTACGCGCTCGGTGATGTCGCTCACGTCCCCTCCCTCGCTGCCGTGACGGTGATCCTGGGTCCGGGCCTGCCGCAGGGATCGTGCGCCGCGTCGAGAAAACTGCTGCGGTACGCGCTAGCCCAGGACAGGTCGTTGCCGGACGCTTCGGCCACGCACTGCCACGCCACCTCGGGCGGCATCCGGTGGTGAGGTGACTGCGGGCGAGGGGGCATCTCCTCGGCGCACGAGCACTCAGATCGCGGCGGCTCGGCGTCGCGCTGCAGGGGCCTGACCGGGGGGAGGTTACGGCGGTAAAGGCTGCGGAACAGGGTCATGACGGTGCCTGTCCGTAGAAGTACGGGGCGGGCGTCCGCTGGTACGGGACGGCCCCGATGGCCTCAAGGGCCTCGCGGAGCATCCCCTTCGCTGCCTGCTCGTCACCCCTGGCGGCGATGAGGGCAAGGCCGGCGAGGGTGACGCACGCGGCCCGCTGCTGCGCCCCTGTGATCGCCCGCTCGGCCAGCAGGGCGTTCGCGCGGGCTTCGCTCTCCTCGATGTCGGTCATCACGGCGCGGCCTTTCCATCGCCAGGCCGGGTAGCAAGATCGCAGCGATGACAGAGGCCCATCTCCTCGCCGTCGCCGACGATCCGCCAGTCCGTCCACAGCCTCATCGCCTCGCACCGTGCCCCCGGCTCACCGGGAAGGCCCGACTTGACGTGCGCGATCTTCCCCGTCCTGGTGGCGATCAGGGAGCCTGCCGGGATGGGCTGCTCGTCCCGCTCGGACCGGGCTATGGCCGTGTCAAGGTCCGCCAGGGCCTGCTGGCGGGCGGCGCGGCGGAAGATCTTCATGGCGTACCTGCTTCCCGTACGATCTGCTCGGCGGCGAGGGCGAGGATGTCGGTGAGCGCGTCAACGACAGAGCCGGACTCCGCGCCCTGCTCCCTGAGCTGGTCCCCGAGAGCCGCCGCCATCTGGACGGCGCAGATGATCGCCCGGCCCGCCGTCACCCGGTCACCGGGGAACTGCTCGGCCAGCACCGCCGCTATGTCCCCGGCGACGCGGACCGCCTCGGGGTCGTACTCGTCCCGGCCGTCCCTGATGGCGGCGAGGGACTGGTCGGCAATCGCGTCAAGCGCCGGCTTGGTGTAGATCACGGCGTCTCACCTCCCGAGTACCGCTCGCACACGTCACGGCCCCGGCAGCACAGCGCGTCATGCCGGATCAGCCCGAGCTCGTAACCCCACGCGGGGCCGTCAGCGAGGGCGTCGTTACAGGGCCTGCACAGGGGGATCGTGTTCTCGTCCGAGACGATCGACCCGCCCTGGCTGCGCCGGACGATCTCGTGCAGATCGGTGGCGCGATTGCCGCAGCGCGGGTTGGCGCACATCACGGTGCCGTCGCGGCGCTCAGGCCAGCGGCGGTCGGCCATCGTCGCGCGCTCCCGGTTTACCCGTGCCCGCTTGGGGCTGACGGGCCGGATCGGCTCCGCGCGTGCCGGGAAACCGGCCCTTCCCGTCGCTGCGATCTTGCCCCGCTCCAGCCCCCCGGTCCTCGGCAGCGGGACGGCCCTGGACCACGGCCCGGCTGGCTGCAGCCGGACACGGCGGAGGTTCGATCCGGGGGGCTTCACTGCGGACCGCCTTCCCCCAGCAGCCTCGCCACGGCGGGGACGGGCACCGCGAACACGAGAGCTATGTCACCGGCATGGCACCCGGCAGCAGTCATCGCCAGCGCCCTGCCCCTCATCACGTCCCGGGGTGTCGCCGGTCCCATCCCGGCGGTGAAGGCGTCGCGGACGGCCTCCTGGCGGGCCAGCCGGATCCGCTGGTGCCGGCCCCGGTCGCCCCGCCCCCGGGCCGGCTGCGGTGCCAGCGCGTCCCGTCCCGCGGCGGTGACCGCCCAGACGGTGAGGGGCCGCCCGGCACCGCGGCAGCGCCGCGCCCCCCCGGTGCGCCATGCCAGCCCCCGGTCCGCCAGCGAGGACAGGACGTTGAACGCCCAGCTTCGCGGCGACCCGCCGGGGAACAGGGGGGCGATGTCGGCGGAGGTGAGTCCCTGCGGGGAACTGGCGAGCTTCTCCAGGACCGTGACCTGGTTGCAGCCGAGGCCCTTCATGACCCGCCGTCCTCTCCTGCCGGGGCGCTGTCCCATCCAAGGGGCAGCAGCGAGGGGGAGGTGCTAGCCATCGGACGCGCCCATGCCTGCCAGGTGCTCGATGAGCAGGCCGCGATCCTTGATGGGGTCCAGGGTGCTGAGCAGCTTCCGGGCCTCGGCCCCGGACAGGTTGGACAGCGCATGGCCGTCGTTCGGCCCGGTCAGCTCCCGCCCGGCAATCTGTTCGGAGATCGTGACGACCTGGCGTCCCTCTGTCTGCTTGAACTCGAACTTGTCCTGGAACATGCTGGCGATCTGGCCGACCTGCTGCGCGGGCGCGCTGCCGGGCTCGGTGCTGTCCTCGCCGGCGGCGGGCTCATTGCCGTTCGGCGCGATGGCGGTCGGCTCGATGATCTCCGCGTCCGTGATCTCCGCGTCCGGGGACTCGACCGACCCGAGGAGCGGGATGCCCTGCCCGCTGGCCGCTGCCGCGCTGGCAGCGGCGCGGATCTGCTCGCGGCGGTACTCCGCCGATGTCGGCACCCACGGCTCCAGCCGGCGCGCCGCGGACTTCAGCCACATGCTGCGGCCCGTGAGTTCCGGGTGCTCCGGTCCCGCGTCGAGCCGGTTCCACGGGCTGTACTTGTCGGTGGGCTTCCAGCCGCCGGCGGCCCGGTACGCGAACACGTCGTTGCGTGACAGCAGCACCGGGCGCGACCAGTCCCCGGTCATGAGCTTGGCCACCGCGTAGACGCCGACCATGGCGCCGCGGTCGGGGTCGCCGTCCTGGCCGAAGAAGTCGGCCCCGGTGGTCCCGCCCCGCCGCGCCCCGAAGTCGTGGACGGGCTTGTCGTCCTCGCCCTCGATGAACCGGAAGTAGTCCTTCGCGCAGACCTCCCGCACGACGACCTTGGCCACCGCGCCCGAGCGGTACATCCGCTCCACGATGCCCCGGTAGCCCTCGATGCCGAGCACCCCGCCGTCGCGGGGGGTCAGGTAGTACTCCTCGGTCCCCGGCTGGTGCCCCTTGGCGGCGCACCGGAACAGGGCGACCAGCAGCGTGTCCGGCTTGTTGACCGCGTTCTGCATGAGCGTGTCGTTGGCCAGCAGCGCGGCCCACGCCGTGCCCACGAACGCCTTGACGTCCACGTGCTCGGGCAGGATCGATTCGAGGTGCCGGGCGTTCTTCCACATCAGCTTGTCGATGCCGGTGTCGCGCTTCTCCATCGCCCTCGCGACGGTCTGAGTGGTCACGACTTGTCCCCCCTGGCGGGAATGAGCTTGGTGACGTCCTTCGTGACGGTGCACTCGGCGGCGATGGCGGGGTGCCTCTCGCGGACCAGCGGCCCGCTGACGCGGCGGTCCTCGTAGACGCTGCGGGTCGCGACCGGCTTCCCGTCCGGGTCGAGTGCCCGGTGACCGGTGCCGATGGCCTGCAGCACGCGGTTGGCCATGAGGTCCTTGCGGCGCTCGGCCTCCTTGCAGCGGCGCTGCGCGGCCCGGTAGGAGCGGGCCATCTGGCGGCCCACGGTGATGTCCCGGTCCTCGATGCCCTCGTTGAGGCGCTTGAGCGCGTCCGCCGTGGCGGGGCGCCAGTCCACGTCGGGCTCGTCGCGCCGCGCGATGCGGTCGAGGAACGCCTCGGCCTCCTCGCGCATGAGCTTGAGGTCGGCCCCGGCCGCGTCGTCCATGGTCAGCTCGTAGACCCGCAGCTTGCGGGAGTGCAGGAACAGGCAGGCCACCGACGCGGCGCTGACGCCCATTACGTCCATCTGCCAGAGGGCCTGGCACCGGTAGTGGACCGGGATGTCGTCGCTGCCCTCCTCGCCCCAGCCTTCATAGGACGCCGATGTCTTGGCCTCCAGCACGCCGACCGGGTGCGTGACTTCCTCGATCAGGTCCGGGCCGTCGACGGGCCCGGACCACGACTCGCTGAGCAGCCGGTCGGGCGTGGCCATCTGCCATGGCCGGCCGGGGTGGGCGTAGAGCGTCCGGCCGTTGCCATGGACCTGCAGTCCCGGATAGCGCTCCGCGAACAGCTCGCAGACCAGCGGCTCGAAGTGGCGGCCGACCCGCAGCTCAAGGCTGTCCCCGGCCGGGGGGAGGTCACCGGTCTTCTGGTGGTAGAGACTGAACGCGCTCTGCCAGTCGGCTGGGGCAAGCCCCAGGACGATGGCGATCTCGGATGCCGTGACGCCCCTGGCGCGGGCAGCCAGCCACTCGGCCTCGGTCGCCGCCGGGATCGGGACGCCGGCCATCAGAATGGCACCTCATCCGTGCCGTCGTAGATAGCGGCAAAGGCGGCGCGCTGGCGCTCGCGGGACTCGGCAGCCAGGCGCTCGTACGCCGCGCGCTGCTGTCCCATGCACTCGCTGAACCCGATGTGCGCCGAGCGGGCGATCTCGCACGCCTGGCACTTGC